GAATGTACCCTCGGCATGCCGGGTCTAGCAATAAGGGAAAATAGGAAAATAACAACAGTTAAGAGGGGATAAGGGAAATCAGAATTGCGCAAGCGGGAGTAGATTGTGCTTGCTTTTTTCGGGGAAATGTGGTATACTGTTGGGTAGAATAGGGAGGTTAGCCCATGCGGCGCGTAGCAATCATCCTTACCTGCGCTCTTTGCCTTACCGCTTGTGAGAGTGAGGAGGAGAAACTTGCTAAATGGCAATCCTTCTGCACCGCTCATGAGTTTACCGAAAAGCAATGCCAAGTCCTCTACGTCCTCAAGCAAGGGAACGAAGAGGCGAAAGTTGCAGCTAATTCAGCGGCAATAACGTCTGGAGCCGCAATGGGATTCGCGATAGGTAGCATGGGTGCACGTCGATGACCTCCCTCTACCAACTCCGCTCCTCCACGACCGAAGGCTACCAAATCCTCAAGCTCGATCCGCCAGGGAGTTACTTCCTCACCGCCGATGCTTGTACCTGCCCGCAGGGGCATAAGGCAACCTGCCGCCATCGGAAGATGCTGCCGCTGTTCGTCAACAACCACCACGTCGACGATGGCTGGTTTCTCGATTGGGACACCCGCCTTTGGCGTGCGCCGATCGGGGTTGAATACGATTCCAACGGACATGAGACAGCCTCTCTCGCGGATGAAACCACCTTGCCGCTGGAGCGACCCGCGGCGAGAGGGGAGGAGCCTGCGTCGCCCTCCCCTGCCCCCACAGTTGAGCCACCCGCTCCGGTTCCTGTGGGGGCGACCAAACCCCTCAAGCGAAGAAAGCTCAGCTAATGGGATTCTCTCCCGGAAACTTTCACACTTTCAATGGCGACGAATACCATTGGGAAGCAAAGGACAACGAGGTGGTTCTCTGGGATAGATTTGAAGCCAAAGCCATCCTAGTCCTATCACACGACGCCGCTGTTACTGCTTTACAACAACTTCGCACAGCTCTCTTCGCAATAGGAATCGAAGAATGACCAAAAAGCCAACCAACCCTCCCATCATCTACACCAACGGGGTCGATCTCTTCCTCGAATGGCCAACCTACGTCCTCCGCTTTGCCTTCACCGAGGCTGGCCTCCACCGCGCGCTAGCGCATATCCCAAACATCGCTCCCCCGCCAAGGCTTGCGCCGGTTGCGAACAAAGTCCTTCCCAAGCTCGCGGCTTCGACCCGACGCAAGCGGGAGATTAACAACTTTTCCCCGGAGCTTCGGCAGGCCGCGACGGAACTACTTCGCAGGAGGTTTGGATGAGCCTCACCGAGATCGACGACGCGACCTACCAACGGTTCTACACTGACCTCGTTGCCAAGTGGATAGACGAGGGCCTAGACCTACCACGTGCGAGGTCAGCCGCAGCAGACGAGATGGAACGCTCCTTCATCTCCACCTCCGCCGCCTTCGCCCGCGAATCCGCGTTGGACGATCAGGAGGAGAAGGAAGGGGATTGGACGAGATGAAGAGCGACTACAGACTGATTAACTTCCTATTGGGCGTTTGGTGTGTCAACTCTTTGGCCATTAGCATTCTGATCGGCCTTTGCATAGTTCACCTACTATGGACACCGCACCAATGATCCCCTGGCTCATCTCCGTCCCCGTCTATGGCGAGCGTTACCGCCGGAACTTCCTCTCCCGCGGCCTTCCCTCCCTCCTCGCCGCGCTAGACGCCGCAGGCAATCCCCCCACCCGCTTCCTCATCCATACCGACGACAAATGGGCTCTCGCCCGCTACCTCCCCTCCGCTCCGGTCAAGTTCCTCCCTCCGCCTCCCGGAGCCAACTCTTCCCTCGCCCTCGCCAACGCTGGGCGCATCGCGCTAGCCGAGGCCCTCCCCGGCGAAGCCATCCTCAACCTCAACGCGGACCTCGTCATGTCCCGCGAGGCCATCTCCGTCTGCGCTTCGCACTTCGCCGAGGGCAAGCTCTACGTCACCTCTCACACCCTCCGCACCACCCTCGCTGCCCCACCAGTTGGCGCGACCGCTCTAGACCTTCGCACCTTCGGATGGTTCAACCACCATCGTTGGGTTGACGATTGTACCCTCCGCAGAGGTTACGCAGCGAACCCCGCCGTGGTCTACCTCCGCTCCCACTTCGGCGATGTCTATGCCCATTGCTTCTCGCTTTCTCCCTTCGCGGTCTTCCCTTCCCGACCAATCACCTTCGCCGGTCCCTCGATGGACGAATTCATCGACTGCTTTGAGACTTCCGAAGTTCACATCGCCCAGCCCTCCGAGTTCTGCCTTGTCGAGCCCTGCCCGCCTTCGCTCCCTTACATCCGCCGACGGCTTCGCCTATCCCCTGCGCAGGTAATCCGCAAAGCCCCATTCTACTCCACCCCAATGATGTGCTGGCAGTTCGGGCATCAGATCGTGATCCGCGGCGTCCCTCGCCTAAGCGAGCGGAAGGTCATCGACGAGATTCTCTCCAAGATCGACCAGAGCAGGCTGCCGACTCGGCTACTTCCGCTTAACGAGCAATCTGGCGTAGCCCGCCTTCCCCCTTCCCTCTTTAAACTCGCCTTAAGCATCCCCGGGCCGATCCGACGGCTGGTCCCGAAGGCCATTCGTGAGGAGGTGATGAAATGGATTTGACCATCGCCGCCTACGACCAAGCCGAAGCGCAAGCTAGGCTGACCGCCCCCTATCCAGTCATTAGAGCATTCACTCCGACCCACTTCCAACTCTGCGGCTTCCCCACCCGCGTCACTGAGGAGATCGAACTCCGACGCTACGCGGATATCATGGGGGAGAACACTCCAAGGGCGGAGTTGGTGGAGAAGGCGAGGTTCTCTCAGAAGGAAGCAGTATTGATCCACGACATGCAGAAGGGTGTTGAATTCCTTACAAGGAAACTATTCGATAATCCTGTCTCTCCTTACACCTCTCTCTTTGGCCCAATCACACTCGTTCGAGCAATTCAATACTTTGCTGAATTGCACTCACGCAAGTTAATGGTTATGGACATTAGTGCTGGCGCTGGCTACCTCTCAGCCTACTTATCTGGCCTTGGCCACAAGCTGATTGTAACCGAAGTGACCCAAGCTCTGTATCTTTGGCAAAACCGCCTATTGCACCATCTTCACCTTGACGAGTGGGCTTTACCATCCAAACTTACAAGAGATGACCGTATCTTGCATATGCCATGGTGGCACTTCGGCAACCTTTACAATATTCACCATTCACCTCAATTCGTTGACATCGTCATCTGCGACGCAGCCCTCGGCGAGATGGACCCCTGGGCCTTTCGCTATACCCTTCATCTCGCGAAGGACCTCCTCGCGTCCTCGACCGTCGGCTGCCTGCTCTACACCAACGTTGGGGAGCAACGCGCGCAGACCGAGAAGCAAGTCCTTGGCTACGCAATGGAACTTGGATTCAAAGTCTTCCACCTCTCCGGCGTCACCATCCTCTGCCCCTACCGGCCCAAGCTCCCTCGCTCCTTCCCGCCCCTTGGCGGCCCAGCCGCCCTTCGCATCCCCGACTTCCTCTCCTTCGACAAGTCAAAGCTGATGGAGAGCTACGAGTTCTGTGATTACATCAATGTTGGGAGGTAACCCATGCCAGAGCCAATCACGGCCGCTCTAACCTACGAAGAGATTCATTCTTGGCTAACCGATATGGGAGTCGAGCTTCCAGAACTGAACTCTGCCTTGGAAGAGGGGCACGATCAGGCGAGACTATACCTAACCACACAAACAATCATTGTAACTGTCACGCCCCCAAGGGAGCCAGTCGATGTCTGAGTCCCTCACCATTCAAGAACTGATCCAGGCAGCGTTAGCTCGATACAACGCAATGTCTCCAGATGAGAAGGCCAGCCACGACTACGAACAACGCCGATCCTTCGTTCGTGGCATGTGCCCAGATAACCGAGACTACGGCGAATGGTGCAAGATTGTTGACCGTCTACTACCTCCTCGGAGTTGACCATGCCCGAATCCCTCACCATCACCGAAATGCTCCGCAACATCACCGCTAACATCGACCTCGATCTCGCGGTGATCATCTCCGATACCCTCAACCTCTACCGCGATTCCCTCAAGCGCAGAGCGAACCGCTCTGTCTTGACCCCAAACGACGCGGTCCGAATCCTCCACATCATCAACCACCTCCTCGAAGCGACGAGCGAGAGCGGGGAGGCGGAGCTTATCCCTGGATCGCCGGTTAAGCCGAAGCAGGAGGAGACGAATGGCTGAACCTCTCTTCCTTATCCTCCACAAAGTCCGCGGCGAACCGGCTTTCGATATCGCCCATCAACTCGACATTGGTGATGAAATCGGTTGGATCATTCCCACTTCTGGCCACCGGGCCTACCCATTTGATAAGTGCAACCTAAGTCAGCTAACTGCCGACGCCCCATCAACTATGATGGCCTCCATGACCTACGACTACGGTAACGCTTGGCGTAACCACCCAGATCACTACGAACAATCCACACCCACCTTTCGTCAGGCGGCATCTGACCTCTTGGCTTCCCTCGGCCTCGGCCAGAAGCAGATTAAGCGGAGGAAGCTGTGAAGACCAAACGATTTGTTGTTATGGGTGGCGCCGTATACTATGCCTCTGGTGGCTTCGAGGATTACCTTAACTCATTTGACACGAAAGAAGAAGCAGATAAGTTTGCGGCTGACTATCTTAAGTCAGAAGGCGAATACCACTGGGCCCAAGTAGGCGACCTTGAAACCGGAGATTTCTGGGTACTTGGTCAACCAGCATGTAATCCAATGGGAATACTCAAATGACCAACCGCCTCCCCTACGAAACCCGCGCCGGAGCCGTCTCCGAAGCCGATACCTACGCGCAACTATTGGAGTATTTGCGTTTGGCTGAGGAGGCCGCCTACACCATCGGCCACCTCCGCAAGGCGAACGATGACGAACTCACCGGCCAGGGCTGGCTTGCCATCGGAGAGATGCTTCGCTTGACCGGCATCAACGTCACCAATCTCGCAACTCGCAAGATGCGAAGCTCGGTAGGTTACGACTCATGAACAGACGCGGCTTCCTTAAAGGACTCTTAACCACCGTTGCAGCAACCCCAACTGTCAAACTTCTTGGCCGTGTTGCAGAAGTAACAGTAGTAAAGCCAGTTAGAGCAGCTTGGGCCTACATGACCGGCTTCAAACCACTACTAAACTCTGGTGCCTGGAATGCCAAGTACAAAACCTATGATGAAGCCAAAGAAGCATCAGACAAGCTTGCCAGTGAAGTTCTTAAGAAAATGTTGGGGCACTAGTAATGGACAAACCCACCATCTCCCCTACCGAGGAGCAACTCCATATCCTCGATCTTCTCCAATCCACTCGCGACAATCTCCTCATCAACGCCCTCGCGGGCTCCGGCAAAACCTCTACCCTAGAGCTAATCCAAAATGCCGCTCCTCCTCCTGTTCTTTGCTTGGCTTTTAATCGTCGTATCGCTGACGAAATGGACAAAAGGTTCCTCGATACCACCACTGTCCGTACTCTTAACGGGCTGGGCCATCGCGTTTGGTCTGGCGCTTGTGCTGGCCGCCTTGCTCTAGACCCGAAGAAGTGCCAAGACCTCCTCCGTCAGGAGATCGACTCCCTCCCTAAATCCTCCCGAGGCGAAGCCTATGACATCTTCTGGGAAGTCATCTCCGCCGTTGCGCTCGCGAAGTCCCTCGGCTACATCCCCGAAGGGAAGTTCCCCGCCGCCAAGCGGCTTATTCCCCCCATCCCCTTCTACTCCCGCCTCGACGAGGCCCCTTCCCCCCTCTTCATCGACCTCGTCGAGGCGACCCTCTTCTCCTCGATCAAGGCCGCCTACTCCGGGAACATTGACTATAACGATCAAGTTTACATGCCCGCATTGTTTGGAGGAACATACCCTCGATTCCCGCTTGTCCTCATCGACGAAGCGCAAGACCTCTCACCCGTTAACCATGAAATGCTCGGTCACCTCACTTCCTCTCGTCTTATCGCAGTCGGTGATCCTTGGCAGAGTATCTATGGTTTTCGTGGAGCGGTTACGAACGGGATGAGCAAACTCCGCGAGCGGTTCGCGATGGTCGAGGCCGACCTCACCGTCTCCTTCCGCTGTCCCGAAACCATCGTCCGCTCCGTCCACTGGCACGTCCCGAAGATGAAATGGAATAAAGGAGGCGGCCGTGCAGCGCGACTTCGTAACCCTACTGCTTCTAGCTTCCCTGATGGGGCTGCTATTATTTGTCGCAACAACGCGCCTCTCTTTGCCCTGGCTCTTCACCTGCTGTCTAGCGGGCGCAGCGTTAGCGTCAGCGGTAGTGACGTTGGTCCGAGAGTTATTGGGATTATGAGAAAGCTGGGCCCAGAGGGCATGAATCAGGAGCAACTCTATGAAGAAATCGAAAGTTGGCGCGCAGAGAAACTCGCCAAACAGTCAACTACGGCTAACGACATTGCTGACTGCATGCGAGTATTTGCCTCGTTCGGAAACACTCTTGGACAAGCGGTCAGTTACGCGGACCATTTATTTAAGCAACGGGGAACGCTACAACTTCTTACAGGACATAGAAGTAAAGGGCTTGAGTGGAACACTGTCTATCACCTGGACCCCTTCCTCATCGGCGAAGGGGAGCAAGAAGCCAACCTCCGTTACGTGATCTCGACCCGCGCGATGGAAACCTACTATGAGATCGAATCCAGAGAGATAAGGTGGGATTGATGCCAGTTTCAACCTCTCCCCGAGCGTATGATGATTGTTTTGAGCTTTTTGAACAGGCTCTATCCGCTCCAAAGGGCATTCGTAAGCGCGCTCCCAGCGCAGGCAAGGCTAAGAATCTCGTCTCCCGCCTTCACAAGGCTAGACAAATCCATCGCTTGGAGATGACTGCCCTTCCACCAGACAATCCAGACTACGGTATCTCTCCATACGATAAACTCGTTTGCTCATTTCGAGAGGTTGATGACTCATGGTGGGTCTACATTGAACCGCGCTTACTTGATGGAGAAGTCGAAGAACTTGGAGGGGAGGTAGTTGAACTTCCAAAAGCAGCGCCACCAACACCGAGGAGACTCTCAATTAAAGACATCAAACGTAGAAAACTCGGCGCTGCTGAGTGAAGGAGTTCTGGATGAACGCCTCTCGTGGATGGTGGACCGAAGCTCGCGTAGCGCGGCTACGCCAACTCGATGCCCTCGGCCACTCGGCCTCCGAGATCGCCGAGGCCCTCGGCACTACCAAGAACGCAGTTATCGGTAAACTCTGGCGTCTGCGTCAAACCCTCCCCTTCAACCCCGAACTCTTCACCGAACAGATGAAGGTAGCCGGATGCCCACCCCGCCCCTTGAAGAACCAACCACCAAGGTCACTCTCCTCCTCTTCACCAAAGACTACGAAACCCTCAAACGACTAATCGGCCACGGCTGGTCAGCGAAGGTGAGGGAACTCGTGAGGGAGTTTGTGACCAAGCCGAAGAGGAGGAAGCTATGAATGTCCCTTGGCATTGGTTAGTTGTAGATTACTTTTACTTTATCGTCGGCAGGATCGGAATGTTAATCGACTCCCTCTATCTTGTTGATATTGCTATAGCCCATATGACGCAGCGAATAGAACAAATCGAGGCAATGATGGAGTCGCGCGATGCCCAATGAAATCGACCTCTTAATGTCCCTCGACCCGCTTGAACTCTCCGCGCAGAACATCGACGAGATCATCCTCTACATGCGTAAGCAACGGCTCGCCTACGACTCGGGCGTCAAGCCCAAACGCGCCACCACCGCCGAAGTCCCCTCCCTCGCCCAACTCGGCTTGCAGGAGAAGGCGAAGGAGATTAAGAGGAGGAAGCTGTGAACATTTATGAGCTACATGAGAAGATGACTGCGCATCTATTTCCTGCTTATACCAACGAGGACGAGCGATTCTTAGCTCTTGCCCTATGTGGCGAGGCAGGTGAACTGGCCAATATGATAAAGAAGCGTTGGCGCGACGGAGTTGATCTCACAGAAGAGATCAAGGAAGAGATCGCTGATATTAGAGTTTACCTCGAATTGCTTGCTAAGCGATTTGACATTGAAGGACCCAAGCTTGATCTCTGTGTTGAACGTAAATTAATGAAAGTAGCCGAAAAACACAAGGCACGACTAGGATGACCGAACCCGCCCCCTCCCCCTTCCTCCCCGGAACTCGCCTCCAAGTCGCGTGGGACTCCACCTCCCTCGGAATGCTAAAGACCTGCCCGCGCCTCTACTACTACACCATCATCGAAGGCTGGACCTCCCGCGAGGAATCCGTCCACCTCCGCTTCGGGATCGAATACCATGCCGCGCTTCAAGATTACGATCTCTCGCGAGCCGCCGGTATCACCCATAATGACGCCCTACATGATGTCATTCGGGAGCTTCTACTACGCACGGCAGACTTCGACCCGGACCACAAAAGTAAAACACGGGAGAGTCTGGTACGCACAGTTGTTTGGTATCTGGATCAGTTTAAAAACGATCCAGCGGAGACGGTGATCTTGAGCGATGGGAAACCTGCGGTCGAGCAGAGCTTTCGGTTTGAGTTGGATTGGGGGCCGCCCGAGAAGTTAATAACTGACTACGTTATTGGTGGTGCAAGTGCGGCCGTTGACATCCACTATATCCTCTGCGGCCACCTCGACCGCCTCGTCCGCTACAACGACGAACTCTTCGTGATGGATCGAAAGACCACCACTTGGACCCTCGGCGCGAGTTACTTCGCCCAATACGAACCGCACAATCAAATGACCCTTTACACTCTCGCCTCCCAGATCGTCCTCGGGACCGCTGTCAAAGGCGTCATCATCGACGCGGCGAGGATAGCCGAATCCACCTCCGACTTCGCGCGCGGCTTCACCTTTCGCTCGCAGGACCAACTCGAAGAGTGGCTCAACGATCTCCACTATTGGTTCGCCCTCGCCGAGCAATACGCGACGATTGGGATTTGGCCGATGAATGACGTTGCCTGTGACAAATTCGGCGGATGTAAGTTTCGTTCCGTCTGTTCCAAGTCTCCCTCAGTCCGCCAGCGATTTCTGGAGGGAACCTTTACGAAACTAGAGGAAAGTGCCAAATGGAATCCTTTGCGCCCGCGTTGAGTGAAACCACTTACCAACGATGTTTGGAGAAGATCATTCCAGAGCCCAATTCAGGCTGTTGGCTTTGGTTTGGTGCAACAAACAAGAAAGGCTACGGGCACATAAGAGCCAATGGAGTGTGGTGGTTAATTCATCGGTTCATGTACACATATCATAAAGGCCCCATTCCGAAAGGAGAGGTGATAAGGCACACTTGTGATAATAGCAGTTGCGCTAATCCAGACCATCTATTGGCCGGGAGTGCTATGGAGAACGTATTGGACCAGATTAGAAGAGGCCGGTTCAAGCCTCGGCAGGGAATCTGCAAGCCGGTTGAATTCTACATTGAGAGGAACGAGGAATGGCGGAAGCTGCTAAGCCGATGAGAGCCATCCTCCCCCTCCTCAAAGCCCGCATCGTCGACCGAGGGCCAACCCACTTCACCCTCTCCTTCGGCCCAGAATACGGCTCCCCCACTACCATCCGAATCAGCACCAACACCGAAAGGTATGATCTGCGAGATGGCGATATCCTCACACTTTACACGGAGGTCTTCCTTGCCCAGCCTAAGCCAACATCAATCGAATGAATTCACCAAAATGCTGCTCGAAGGCGACTCCGGCTCAGGCAAGACCGGCGCCCTCACCTCCCTCGTAGCCGCGGGCTACAAGCTCCGCATATTGGACATGGACAATGGCCTTGAAACGCTCAAAGGTTACGTTCTCAAAGAATGCCCCGAGAACATTGAAGCTGTTGAATTCCGCACCCTACGGGACCGGTATAAGAGTTCACCCGTCGGACCTGTCGTGGATGGTCAGCCAAAGGCGTTCGTGGATGCTCTTAAGATGCTCGACCGTTGGAAATACGACGATGTTGACCTTGGGTCACCGTCTTCCTGGGGGAGCGAGGTTATTGTTGTGCTTGATTCCCTTACATTCCTTTCTGATGCTGCGTTCTCCTGGGCGCAGGGCCTCAACCCGTCCGCGAAGGACCCCCGCCAGTGGTACGGCACAGCGCAAGACGCGGTCGAGAAGGTCCTCGCGCTCCTCACATCGCCGAACTTTGAAACGAACGTCATTGTGATCTCGCATATCAAGTACATGGAAACCCCCGAAGGAACCAAGGGCTACCCAACCGCCGTTGGCTCTGCCCTTTCCCCAGTAATCCCGCGTTATTTTAATAGCGTGGCCATGTGTCGAACCAACTCCCGCGGTGAGCGGAGGATACAAACCGCAACCACGGGAATGGTAGACTTGAAGAACCCGAAACCATTCGAGATGAAGAAGGAGTATCCACTTGAAACCGGATTAGCCGACTTCTTCGCGGTCCTCCGCGAACCACCAAAGGCAACTGAACCGAAACTGAAATTGAGGAAAGTCTGAAATGGCCAAACCCGCAACCCAACGCAAGTTTGAATCCGTCCTCGACATGCCCGCCTCCGCGGTCGAACGTCCAAAGCCCCTCCCTCGCGGTACTTACATCGCCGTTGTCCAGGGGCAACCCCGGTTCGATAAAAACCCAAATACCGGAACTCAATTTGCGGAGTTTACTCTCAAACTCCTCCAAGCCCTTGAAGACGTGGACAAGGATGAACTTGAAGCCCAGGGAGGTCTAAAAGAAAGAACCACACGAGTTCTTTTCTATCTGACCGACGACTCGGTCTACCGGCTCAAGGAATTCCTAGAGCATTGCGGAGTCGATATGGACTCCGATGCCACAATGAGCCAGCTTGTGGCCGAGACCCCGGGTTGCCAAGTTGGCATTACCATCATCCACAAGCCTAGCAAGGATGGTGATGCGATCTACGCGAATGTAAAGAATACTTTCCGGCCGGAGTAACCGACCGTGAAGGAGGACGGGAGGTTCACCATTACTCTAGTCGAACTGGAGGGCCATCCCGTCCTCCGAATTTCATCAGACGGCGTAACACACGAGTACTGGCTTAACGAAGGTCAGGCCAATCTCCTAATCCACCAACTTGTGAATTGGAGAACTCGATGTTCAAGATTGCCCTTATAGGGGAGGCCTGGGGTGAGGAAGAAGAGAAACAAAGAACGCCTTTTGTCGGCTATTCGGGCCGGGAACTCACCAACCTCCTCTCCGAAGCCGGAATCCACCGCGCCGACTGCTTCCTCACCAACGTCTTCAACATCCGCCCTCCCGGCAACAAAATCGAATTCTTCTGCGGCCCCCGCAGCGAAGCCATCCCGGGTTACCCGTCACTCATTAAGGGGAAGTTTGTTCGTCGAGACTTCATCCCAGAACTCAATCGACTCGCGGATGAACTTGTACATACAAATCCCAACATTATCATCTGTCTTGGCAATACGGCTTCATGGGCTCTCCTGGGACGAACTTCGATCTCTAAGCATCGCGGGACCACAGAGGTTTCCACTCATACAGTTACAGGCTATAAAGTTCTCCCGACGTACCACCCGGCCGCGGTAGTACGGCAATGGGAGTTGAGACCTGTTACGATCCTCGATTTGATGAAGGCGAAGGAAGAGAGCGAGTTCCCGGAAGTACGGCGGCCAAAGAGAGAAATCTGGATTGAGCCAACCTTGGAGGACCTTTATGAGTTCGAGCGACAGTACATCGAAGGAGCTAAACTCCTTTCTATTGATATTGAAACAAGCGGCAACCAGATTACCTGCATTGGATTTGCATCCTCTCCCGAAGTTGGAATCGTCATTCCGTTCACTGACAGTAGAAGAAAGAACCGAGATTATTGGGGTTCTGCTGAGGCTGAACTCAGAGCTTGGAATTTTGTTAAGCAGGTTCTATCAAAACCATTACCGCGTAAGCTTTTCCAAAACGGCCTCTACGACATCGCCTTCCTCTGGCGAGCCTACGGAATAAAAGTCCTTGGAGCGGAACACGACACGATGTTGCTTCATCACTCTCTCCAACCCGAATCCCTCAAAGGACTTGGCTTCCTCGGCTCAATCTACACCGATGAGGGGAGTTGGAAGACGATGCGAGCGAGGGCTACAACAATCAAGTCCGACGAATGAAGCGCCGCAAACACTCTGACCGACGTAACTGGGAGAACTGCCCACGTTGTGGGGCCAAACTCCACAAGTACACATGCAAGCAATGTGGGTACTCTGCACCAGCATGGTGGGAGCCAGAACCAACTAAGCAACCAACAGAATGTGGGCGTGTGATCCCACGTCTTAGCGACGAAGACGAATGAAGATCATCCGCACCGACGAGGCCAGTCCACAGGACCTCTCTCTTTGGGAGCGCGAGCAAGTCTACAACGGCCTCGACTGCTGTGTGACCGCGGAGGTCCTTGAAGCTCTCCTCCCCCAACTCGATAACCACACCGCCGCCACCTACAACTTCTCCCGCGAACTGCAAGGTCCCGTCCTCGAAATGCGCCTCCGCGGTGTGTTGATAGATCAAGCCCGAAAGGAGCAAGTCATCAATGAATACTATTCCCAACTCGACATCCTCTCCTCCCAACTTGAACGAATTGTTGGCGAAGGTCTTGGAGTTTGGGATTTCAACTGGAGATCAAATAAGGATTTGCATCACGTCTTCTACGATGTCTTGGGAATCCCTCCCATTCGACGAGGCGGACGTGCGACGGTTAATCGAGACGCTCTTGAGAAGCTCGAGAGTTACTTCGCCGCAAGCCAAATCGTCAAGCATATCCTCGCAATGCGAGACCTCGGAAAGAAGATCGGGATGCTCAGAACTGAAATCGATCCCGATGGCCGTATGCGCACGTCTTACAACATTGCTGGAACCACCACCGGTCGCCTCTCAAGTAGTTTTTCGGAGTTTGGGACCGGAACCAATTTACAAAATATTGAGGAGTCCCTCAGGTCGGTATTCGTTGCTGATAGAGGAATGAAGCTGGCCTATCTCGATGCAGAACAAGGAGAATCCCGTGTCGTCGGAGCAATCGAATACAATCTCTTTGGAGATGATAAGTACCTTAACGCTTGCGAGAGTGGCGACCTGCACACTAGCGTTGCCCAGCTCGTTTGGCCCAGCTTGGGGTGGGTGGGCAACCCTGAACAAGATCGAAAGCTCGCTGAGCAACCTTTCTATCGACATTACGATAGGCGATTCATGTGTAAGAAGATTGGTCACGGAACTAATTACAGAGGTAAACCAAGGACACTCGCTGGGCAGGCTAAGATTGAAGTTGGACTTATTGAAGACTTCCAACCCAAATACTTCCGCGCCTTCCCCGCCCACCTCAGATGGCACCGATGGGTAGCGGAACGCTTAGCCGAGGACGGATATCTAATCACCCTAACCGGCCGCAAGCGCTGGTTCTTCGGGAGGAGGAATGAGGATGCGACTATTCGTGAAGCTATTGCCTACGACCCTCAGGGCTCACTTGCTGATATCCTTAATCGAGGAATGCTCCAGGTCTGGAGAGATCGAACTTGTCAGCTTCTCATGCAGATTCATGACGCCATTCTCATACAGTATCGAGAGGATCAAGAGGACGAGGTTATACCTCTTGTCTTGGGGCAACTTCGATTTCCAATTGAACTTAAAGGCAGAAGAGAGTTCTTGATTCCTTACGGAGTAGCCACGGGTTGGAACTGGGGAAAGTTCGATAAGGAGAAGAACCCCGATGGCCTCAAAACCTGGAAGGGTGGGGATCAACGGAAGCGGAGCCCGGAAGTGCGAATCATGGATCGAAAGCTTTCTAGCTTTCACCGACAACCTCGAAAGCGCGGAGGTATTTCGTAAATGGACCGCGATCACAATCCTCGCCGCGGCGTTGGAACAAAAGACCTGGATCACCACCTCCGACCGACTTTACCCAAACCTCTATACTATCCTAGTTGGACATCCTGGTGTCGGGAAAACCCGTACTATTATGTCAGGACGCAAATTCCTCGCGGAGTTACCAGAGTTCCATATCGCCCCGACTTCTATGAAGATGGCGTCCCTTGTCGATGCCCTTCTTGCAGCCAAGCGGACTATTATCGCTTTGCCGGAGCCAGCTATGGAGTACCACTCCATGAGCTTGCTCGTAGACGAGTGGACCGCATTCATGCACGCCTTCGACGACGAGTTAGTCGGTGGGCTCACCACCTTCTACGACGTGGTGGTTCCATATGAGCATCATCGAAGGGGTAAAGACATTCGCATTAAGATACCCCGGCCCCAGCTTTCTATCCTTGCAGGTTCCACCCCTAGTAATCTCATTAAGTTTATGCCTGAGGGCGCTTGGGATCAGGGCTTCACTTCTCGTGTTCTTCTTATATATTCTGATGAACGCTTTGTTGGTGACGACTTTGCTCAGACGACGCGGGACCTTCCGGAGGAAATGATCTACGATCTAAAGCTGATCTACGCCCTACAGGGCGAGTTCCAAATCTCAAAGGAGTACCGCGAACTTGTCAACGCGTGGCGAGCGTCGAATGAGGAACCGAAACCAAGTCATCCCAAGCTTGTCCATTATAACACTCGCCGTCGGGCTCATCTTTATAAGCTCTCGATGGTGGCCAGTGTCAATCGCGGCGGTGATCTTGTCCTTCGCGCTGATGACTTTCGCTCTGCGCTGTTCTGGCTGGGAGAAGCGGAGATGACGATGCCGGCGATATTTGAGGCGGGGGCATCGAGCGTGGATGCCCGAGCGATGGATGAGTTAGTTGATTGGTTACGAACTCAAAAGGGCCCAGTGCCCCAGCATCGGCTCATCCACCGCGCAACGAGGTTGTTCCCGCTGCACGCGGTTACGAAGGTGATTGATCTACTGCATCTAGCTGGAAGAATTCAGAAGTCGAATGACGGCTTCACCGCTACTTAGCCGCCCCATTAATAAGCTTATTCAACCTCATAACCAAATCATCAACCCTCTTCCCCTCCTGCAACTGCCTATCCTCCACCCGGTCAATCCTCCCGCTCTGCCTCGTCTGCTCAACCACAATCTCCGCAAGCTTCTTGATTTCCTCTTTGAAATCCTCAATCTGCGCGTCAATCATGGTAAACCGCACCTCCAGAATCTTCGTATCTGATTTGACGCTATACGCAAACGCGATACCGCCGAGCAGGAACGCAACCACAGTCAGGATATTCCCTAGGCTGATGGTGAGATCGAACATCTTGTCTCCGGAAAGGGCGGGAGCATTTGCGCTCCCTAGTCAGACGGGTCGTTAGAACTTCATACTCACGCCGGTACGGAATCCCGTACCCAGCGCCGGGCACTTCTGCGGTGCGCCAAGACAGATATCACTCGACTGAATTGCCACGCCAGCGTAGGCGTCGATCACCGCGTTCCAGTTGTTCGAGAGCTTAACCGGGACGAGCATTCCCGGGCCGAACACCCCATAGACCATCCAGGCCTTGCCAGTGGTCAGCCCGACCTGAGTCGAGATATCATCTTCGTAGATCGCCGCGAAGACATAGCTCTGCGTCGGGCCATCGGCCGTTACCCCAACCGGGAGCACCGGCGATGGGATCGCGCCGGTGAAGCTGGTCGGGAGGAACTGCAAGTAAGGCAGCTCCACACCGATCCTCTGGCCAAGATGCGCGGGGCCGGAGAGGGAGAACCCCGCCGTCCCTGCGTTGAGGTTCTGGAAGTCCGCCAGCCCCTCCACAAACCACGGAATGCCGTTGAACTGGCAGGCGTAGCCCACCACTCCACCGATATCTCCGCCGACTGCGTAGGTGCCGGAGGTAACGCCGGTTACTTGGTTCGCCGAGCCTTCGGCGTTGATGCCGTAGAATACCCCGCACTTCTGCGGGTATCCGGGGATAGGAGCCTTGACCGGTAGGTCCGCTGCCCCCGCCACCCCTGGCATGAGCAACAAAGCTGCGTAGAGTAGCTTTCTCATGTTTCCCTCTTAGGTAAGGAGTTGAATATCCCCACGACCTTCTCAGCGGTTTTCAACGCCGATTTGATCTCAGGGTCGCCTTGCAACCGCTCAAAGGTTACCAACGCCTTCTGTATCTCGGGCAGGAGCGGTTGAAGTTGCTGCGCGAGAGAGAAGTAGTCCTCGATCCAAAGGGTCATGGCTTAGGTGGCTCCTTTGGCCCGAGGTAGAAGCCTTTGGTCTGGCCGGGCGCGGACGGGATCGCGGCGAGGACTGCATTGATTGCATTGCCAACACCAACAATGAGTGCATCGCCGGCAAGGATTGCTTTAACCTCGCCTGGGCTAAGACCAAGATCAGTGAACTGCGCCCCAGCACCGCCAAGGAAGCCGAGAACGGCGAGGCTGATGCTGAGGTAGAAGCTAACTCGCGGGTCGATTGTCATTGTTCCCTCACTTTGTCAGAAAGAGTTTCGCCTCACGCTGCCTACGCCCGAGGAGGACAGGAACCATCGCCCCGTGCATATGTGCGTAGCGCCAAGCCTCGAAGGCGTTGGTGATTCGGGTTGGGTCGGTGATTCCGTTGTTGACCAGGATCAGAAGGCCCGAACGATCCAGCGCGCCGGTGTTGAAGTCAAAGCTAACCAGCGCGTCGAACTCGTTCTGCGTCAGTCCAACCTTCACATGCTGGTTGATATCCGCTTCGACCGAGGCGAGATCAGAGCCGAGGATGGCATCGGCCATATCGGCGGTGATCGTCATTCCAGGGTAGACCCTCGGTAGCCCCGCTGCGGAGGTGTGGCCAAAGCCGATGGTCCAGGTCCCTGTTCCGTCGTTGTACGCGGTTAGCTTCGGCCGCCCGCTCTCTTCCTCGATCTCGATGAACTTTCTTCCATTCGGCGAGGTCTTCATTGGTTGCATCATCGCCTCTGCTCCCTCATTTGCCCGTGCCAAAGTCCGTTAAAGACATCTTTCAAATCCCTCGGCCGTTGCTGACCGGTGGAGTAGTCGTAGACGAATTGCGCAGTGCGGCCCATTTGGGCATTGGCCAACCCACTCAACGCGCCGAAGGCGGTTATCGTATGCCGAATAGTCTTCCCTGCGTGGGCCTTGTTAAGGCTAACTTCGCCTTTTCCGATATCCTTGAGCGAATCCGTCAGCATCTTCGCAGAGGTAGCGTAGAGGCCGACGGTTGGATCGCGCCCGCCGAGGTAGGCTTCGACCAAATCCCGAACCAACGGCAGCGAACTTGCCATTGTCCGCGCGCCCCAACTCGCAACCTTTACCGCCGTTGGCTCTTGCCCAGTCGCGATTGGAGAGACGAGTTGCTCGACCAGTGCAGGGAATACAATGAAGGCCCAAAGCCCCTTCGCCAAGTTCGGCAACTCCTTCAACCCGGCTTTATACTCTCCACTCCGCTCCTGCTCCAAGCTCCTTCCCTCAATCGCATCCTTCGCCCTCCACGCCATCTCATACTGGCGTTGGAACATCTCGTTGAAGAAGGTATAGAACGGCGTAGCCAACTGCGCTAGCGGACCCCCGCGCATGATACGTGGCCGGGCGGCAACCGCGGATGATCCGTGGGCCCTTCGCACGGCGGTATCGGCGAAGGCAACGGCATCCCCATGCTCTGCTCCGGCTCGGATTTGATCTTTGTATGCTGCGAGCCAAGTGGGTACTGCCGAAAGTAGATCACTGATAGCAACAGGAGTAGCACCGAACTTAATAACAGAATTACGAAGAGTGTTTTCACCAAAGAGGTCCTGCTGTGCACCACTGAGAGTCTCCTGCCAATTGCGATGTCTGCGTTGAAGTTCTTCACTCCCGCCCCAAGGCTTTCCATCGACGATCCCGCCCTTCATTGCGAAGGTCCAGTTTCTCTCGCCGAGTTCGTCATTCATGGAGAGGAGGCCGGTTAGTTCGCGGAGGAAGCTCGCTGCGCCGACTTCTTTGATTGAGAGCGCCGCAGCGGTAGGGCCGTGTTTAAGCACGGTGGAGGGATTCAGCCCGATCAAGGTCGCGGTTACGTTCTGTCTTGCGTACTCAAGGTACCTCATCGCCGCAGTCTGCGCTGCGTCTTTGTACTGGCGCTGGCCAGCAATGTCCTTTAGATACGGAATGAGAAGGTCCTTAATCTCCTTCGAGTAGGTCTTCGTCACCGCCATCTGGAACTTCGGATCGTAGAAGACCTTCGCGACTTCCGTCACCGCTGGCCGCATGGCGATGTCGTTGATCATCGCCTTCATCTTCGTCGGGATAGCATCGAAGTCGAGTTTGATCGGCGCGGCGTAGCCGGTTCGGGCTTTGGTGTAACCAGAAGGAGTGGCGACGCGATAATACGAGCCGTCTTCCAAAGGACTAGGGCCCATAAGTTTCTTGGACGAACCGGGCCGCAAGGGATCATAGACAATAGGGTGATACCACCCGCGATAAGTGCCAAACGGAGTTTCAATAGGACGGATGTCGATCTTAGCTGGAGCGACTCCAGAAAGCTCCTGATACATCCCCGCGGATTCCTCGAAAAGCTGCTCAAAGATATCTCCCAGCTTCTGCGCTCGATCCCAATCCTCCTTCGTGGTGTTCTGAAACAACCACTGCATGATCGAGTTCTTATCCTGAATCTTATACCCCCGCGCGAGCTTGTCGAGCTGGCTCGCGTTGCCGACGTTCTGTAAGACCGCGAGAAGGTTCCCTCTCGTGAACCCTTCCTTAAGCTCCCCATCCTCGAGCGGATCGCGGAAGAGCGTGTTCTCCACCCGCTTCTTCAAATCTCCGAAATCGGGCAGTCCTTTATACAATCGGCTGTACTTCGTCTCAAGTGTATTAGCTGTATGACTTCCCTCAAAGATAGGTTGAGTAACCGCCTTTCGGAAGATTCCCTTTGGATCGCCGCGGTCAAAACGGTTGAAAATGCTCTCGATCTGGAGGAGGGAGGCCCAGTAGGTTCGGAGGGCATGGCCGACGCCCTGGTCCTTATGGCCGAAAGCATACTGCTTCTCCTTTCCCTCGAACAGCTTCGCGAGTTGCGAGGTCATCGTCGAGATCGTCTCGGTAAGATCGCGCTTCTCACCTGCGACGAGAATCTTCTTCTCATCTGCGCCGTTCTTAATCAGCGTCTTCAAGGAATTATGCACCGCGCGGAACTCTTCCGGCGTCATCTGCTCAACCGGCTTGCGATAGTTCGAGTCGAAGAGGAACGGCGCGACGGGCATTACCTGAAAATCTGATGGGGAGTTCTCATCCCCTTCCCAGATAGCGCTATCGTAGTTCTTCGCTTGGACGAACTTCTCCAAGTCCCCCTGCGCTTCACGGCCGATAGCCTCTTGTAAATCCTGCACGCTGCGTCTAACAACATTCCCAGTTCGCATGAGGATATCGTGAATCCAGTTGGTGTACTCCGACGGGACTCCGCTGACTTCGCGCTTCGCAAACCGCTTAGCGATTCGATCAAACCCCTTGCGCTCCTTTTCGAGTCGTTTAGCTTCATTTGCAAGGAGAAAGCTGAGATATTGTTCTTGTTTCGCTTTGAAGGCGTCAGTGGGTTTGTCATCGAGGAGGGCCCTCTCTGCTTTCGCTCCTGCCCTTCCAGCCTGCGCGAGGTATTTGTCGGTGGAGTGTTGGCCCAGCGCAGCGCGATTGAACTCTTGCTTAACCCAGTCCTTCACATCTTCTTTGGAGATCGCGAGTTCGCCTCCGGCCTTTTGGCCTAACGCCAGCATCTCCTCGTGAAGCAAATCCATCTGCGTCTGGGAGATCACATGGTCCTTCGCCTCTTCGAGGATATTCTCCTCAAGATTCCCGAACCGCTTTCGCATCTCCCGCTCAGTCTCGGCGTCAACCATCCGAGAGAAATGCGCCGCAGGCGTTAGCCCCTCCAGCTTCCTCTCCCCTTCTAACCCAGCCAGTCTCCGAAGTAACTGCTCACCCGATTGATAACCAAATAAGCCAGCCAGATCATCAGCGCGAACGCCATCAGGGCTGAGATAGTCGTTAGGAAGCTGCCTGCGAAGCTCCTCTGGAACATCGGCGCTGGCGATCTTGACCCGCTTTGCTTTCTTCCCATAGAGTTCTCCTGTTCGGAGGAAGCGGTCGGCCGCGAGGTCGGGGCGGGAGGAGAGGTCGGCCTCAACCTCCTTACGGGTGGAAGCGAAGTTCTCCTTCCACTCCTTCGTCTGCTGCTGACGAGCTAGCTTATCCGCGCGGGCCTGTTGGTGTTCAAGGTCCTCCGCTTGCCGCTTGGCGATTAACTCTTGGTAGCGGGAGTATTGGTCCTTGGTCATGCCGATTGCAGCGGCCTTAGTGAAGAGGTCGTCGCCTTCGGGCTTCGCCGCAAGTGCCTCATCCTTCCCAAGCGTAACCCCCCTCGCCTTCGCCTCTACCTGCTCGAACTCCCGCTGCAAATGAAACAACCCATCCACCATTGTATCCGGGATATCATGGCCGGGGAAGACCTTCTCCAGGATCAACTTCACAATTCGCCGAAAGGCATCGTAGATGCTCTTGCCAGCGGGGGACTTCATGCCGAGGTCTTGCGCAAGCTCGACCGACATTGGCATCATTGAAAGGGAATGCTGGAATTGAGTGTCGGACCAAGCCTGTGCCCAAAACTCCCTTTCATTCTGGAACGCGTAGGCGTGGCCGCCTTCTTTGAGCAGGTCCGGCTCGTTGATTTCCAAGAACTTCTGCGCGGATTTCATCATAGAGACGACTTTCGCGCGGAGTTCGGGGTTCTCCTCCATTGCGTGGACTGACAGCGCGTGGCCACCTTCGTGAAGTACGGCGTACTGCGCAAACCCGGGCGCGCGGGACTTGCCCGCAGCGAGCCGATCCGACATGTAAATCTCGTCGGTGCTGGGGGAGTAGAACGCCAAGGCGTAGTTATCTCCCCCTCTCCCCTCGCCGAACTGCGCACCGGAAATCCGCTTCATGTCCTCGTCTTTAACAATCCGAATCGGCACATCCCCAGCAAGCTTGGCGAGGCGGTCTTTGTAGAACTCTTGGAGAACCGCGGGGATGCCTGTCGTGTCGATCTTGATCTTATTCAGCGCATCGCGGAGTGGGAAGTTCATGTAAGGAGTGAACTTCTCTCCGCCTTTAGCTTCTATCTCCCCGCCTTCGTAGTGGGTGGCAGAAGCCGGGACGATGGAGCGGTCGGCTTGAGGCTGGCGGAGAAGAGGTTCGGCGGTGGAGGTAGCAGCGCGAACGGCTTCGACTTCGGGGATTTGGGAAGGCGGCCGAGGCTCAACTTCCTTCGGCTCTTCCCCCTTCGCCGCTTGCAGATCATCCAACGTCAGCCCACCCGGCCGAACTCGAAGGAAATCATGCACCGCATCGGCGGTTTCAGGCGAAGCCTTTGCTAGCCAATCCGCGAGCGGGATTTCGATATCGCCGCCAGTCGCGAGGGCAAGGTCATATTGATCGAGGATATTAGGTGCCCATCCCAGCTTCGTGTCTCCAACCTCGGGACGCCCGTCACCATAAAGCTGGCGGAGTCCTTCTGCTGAGATGCCAATTCGGTTATCTGTATGTTGCCGAATGAAATCAGCGAAAAGTTCCGGGCTACGCTCGCGAGTAGAAGATTTTTGAGCTTCTTTGAATGTCTCATCCAGCGCCTTGACATCTAGCTTCGCCTGTTCCTGATGGAGTTGATCCACCGCCGGATGTAGCCCAACTGGCGGCTCCTCTCCAGCAGTTATGTAATGCGCGGCGTGGTACAATCCTCGGTTATGCGCCAGCATTGCAAACGGTAACTCCGCCGCTTCGCCAGCAGGACCGAGGCTCGCTGCGAGGCCGGGGTCGGTCAATGTTTGCAACAACGCCTCGGCGTAGTCCGGGCCCTTCTCCACCCCAAGCCGCTTGGCAGTCTCGCCAGCTACGCCGGTTAGGCCAGTGATCATCCCGCTCCCGATTCGCTGAGCTTGATAGACCTGTCCAAAGGGCGTGTTGAGGAAAGCGCGGTTGAGCATATCGGAGACGACGGGATTACCCGTCAACCGATTCAGCTTCTCCATCTCATCCCGAGTCAGCCCCGCCGGCCCTTCGCCGTAGCCTTCCTTAAAGCTCTCTACGGCTTTCTTAAAGAAGGAAGTATCGCCAAGGCGAGTGAGGGCTTGGGAAACCGCATCGAGTTGGCCCCAGTCATCAGCGGAGACTTTCGGCGCGAGGGGATGGGAGAGGGCGTACTGACGGAGGTATTGGTTGTTGGTGAGGAGAGCCGAAGTCAGCGCGGCCTTATGCTGCTGTTGGAACTCATCGAGGTTGCCATAGACCAGCGCAGGGTTGGCGCCTGTCGCCTGCGACAACTCCATCGCCCGCCCAGCGTCGTCTGGGTTATCCTCAAGCGAAGTCACCGCCGCTGTCTGCGCATCCCTCCGTGAGCGCATGATCCAGTCCATTGCATCGGCAGGAGACGCCGAGCTATCAGGGCTGATTGGGTCCGCCACTAATGCTTCGCCTTTCGTGGTATAAAGCATTCAATTATGCTATGCGTGCCATCTTGCGGAATTGTGGAACAACACTCCTTACACGGCATTCCTGCTCCGCAATCGCAAACATCTGGCCAAGGTCGATCTGGATGGTTTTCGCATACACATCCAGTATCTTCACAAAGGCTACACATGAAGCTATTGAGCGCCACTCGGCTTTTCCTTGTGATAAAGCTGGATGAACTGGCTTCTTACGAATGCGCGGTTGATTTCTTCGTCCGTCGGCGCTGGTTCGCCTCTGCGCTCGGCCTCAGCTTTGAGGTCATCTCCCCAGCCTTTCGGCACGTCTTGATCGAAGAAGGGCCGGTTGGCCGACCAGAAGTGCGTCCCAGCGCGTTGCTTGATAACCTGCGGGCCGATTGTCTCGACGATGTCCTTGTATCCTGGAGGGCGCTTGTTCTCTTCCTGCCAAACGTCGATGGCGCTAGAGAGCGCGCCGGTGAAGTGGTCGAATTGGTCTTTGTTGTTTTCGTTCCGATGGAAGATGCCGAGGGCTTCAAGCTCGCTCCCGCGCGAGGCACGCATCCAGCCGACGGCACGAGCGACGCGAGGGTCATCCTGCGGGTTCTTGATAAGCGTCGCCTTTCGATTCATCAACTGCCGCATCTGCTGTTGAGAGACATTCTGCGCGGAGATGTCGAGGTCGAGGAAGGAGGAGGGATCGTTGTAGGACATCCCCCAGAGTTGGGTGAAGTTGTCTTCATGCGCGGACTTCAACCGTGCTGCATTGAAGTTGTTAATTGCAGCAGGGATTTTGTTTCGCTTATTCGCAGGCAACGCGTCGATGGCAGCAGCGACTTGCGGATCGAGGCGGAGTTCGCGTTCGTCTTTCACGCCTTTGCCGATTGCCTCATCGACGGTCTGGAGGTTAGTCATATCTTCTTGCTTCTGGGCGTAGTGCTTTTGGTTATAAACTCCCCTCAGCGTCTGAATCGCGTGCTGAGCAAAGAGCGGATCATCATGCGCGTATTTCGGCGCTTGCTTCTCAACATCCGCTTCCATGTCCTTCAAGGACTTACTCGGATCGAAGATGTTGTTAGCGAGGATTGCCCCGCCAATTGCTCGGTTCTGCGCGCGGACGATATCACTGACGTGATCGAAGTCATCCTGCGTCATTTGCTCTTTGTACTTATCTAGCATCTGGAATGCGTGAGGCGGATCGGTCTTCGACACCTCACCGATCTGACCGAGGCGGAAGTGGGAGGTCTGCTTCAACTTCCAATCCTGCCGCTGCGGCTCTTCCCAGTTCTGCGCTCCAGCGATGACGTGAGACTGATCGTCGATATCCTGAACCTTCTGCTCTGCCTCCTCTTCATCGGTCGGGTTGACCATTGTCTTCGCGGCGAGGTCGGCTTTAGCCTGCGCAGTGCCGACTACCCAGCGCTTGTTCTCGTTACCTGCGTGGCCCGCAGCATTGAAGATATTTCGTTGAAGGAATCCGAGCGAAGCCGAGTCGTACATCCGCTGAGCGGCAGGATTCGATAGATTATCCCTGATCGACTGACGCAGTTGATGGCTCTGATCAATATAGGGCTTGAGCCCATCCACCGCTGCCTTGCCCTCCTTCGCAGTGTAATCCGCGTGAAGCAGCCCTTGCTGCTCCGCATACTTCGCGTCGGCTTCCCTCGCTTCGGTTTCGTTCTTGATATCTTGGAATCCAACCGCTCGCTGAAATAGCTCGCTCCCAACCTGATCAAAGCTCGTCCCGAGTTGCTTCAACGCCGCGCCGATGTTCTCACCAAACGCCGCAGGCGGGGTGTTGACGCTGATCCGCTCGCCGGGGGAGGATGGCTGGGCAGTGGAGTAGGGTTGATAAGGGACTTGTGGCATTAGCCGTTGAATATCCCTGTCTGAATTCCTTGCAGGAACTTACTGCTAACCGAGCCAGCACCGCCGATTATCGAACTCGCCGCGCCGATATCCCCAGCGGTGGTCGAAGTCAGCGCCGCGAACTGATACGCCCCAGCCTGTGCGGTGTCCTCCGCCGCGGCGACGTTGAAGCCATAGGCCCGTTTCGCTGCGTTCGCGCGAGTGATTGCTTCGTTCTGCTGGCCGATCTCGATCTCGCTCTTCGCGACCTTGCTCGCGGTGCCAGAGTTGACTGCGATATTCCCTGCGCCAAAACCGACTTTCGTCGCTCCCACCTCCGCGCGAGTGCGCATTCCATGCTGTTGCGCTTCGACCTCGCCAGTCGCGACGGAATAGTTCGCATCCTGCTGGGCCAGGGTCTTATTCGCCAACGCGACCCCGGCCTGATAGTTATACATATTCGCTTGGGCCTGCCCCTGAAAGAGGCTCCCAATCGCGCTAGTTAACCCACCAGCGGCGCTAGCTCCAATTCCGGCTGCGGCAAGAGGAAATGCCACTTATCTCTTCCTTATAGTGAAAGCGATCTTGCCTTCAACCAACGGCGTGAACTCAGCGCCAAGCCATTTCAACCAACGCACTGCGCGAGCGTCGCCGACTTCGCCGATTAACTCAGGATACTGCTTCAACGCTTCTTCAACATACCGCTGCGCATTGCGAACGAAAAGGAACTTATGTTCGGCGATGATATCGGTCGTGATGAGCCAGAGGTAAGCCTGTTCGGAAAGGATCGTCGGTGGGATCAGTCCCCAAACGCAAGCGATCTTTCCATCAATCAACCCGTAGCGGACTTCGATACTTCGGTGCAAGCACTCCTTCAACGTCTCCTCAGCACCAGCCACGCCAGCGAAGGGGCTCCGCCGAACCACATCACCAACGCTGATATCCCCAACCCGCGCGATCCGAATCATTTTGGCGTATCCCCCACCACCACTTCCGGCATCACCCCAAGAATCGTTGCCGGATACGGCAGATTCTGCTGCACGCAGAGCTGCCCCGGCTCCTGCCAGAGCTGATCGAGGATTTGTCTCGCATCGACTAGCGTCGCGCCGGGATTCCAAGAGGGGTTAACTAGATCGTTCACGACCGCCACGCCGTTGCTCTGGGATGGAATCGCGCCGAGTTGCAAATCCTTCACCGTCACCGCGTTAGCAAAGCTAGTCCCAATCTGTAGCCCTAAAGCATCCGCGCAACGAAGGGTAGCTGCTGGGACTTTCTTCCTCTTGCTCTGGACTGTCGGCTCGCCGAGGTCGAGGGAGAGGGTCATCAGCTGTGGCGTGTACGCCAGCCCCAACGTCACCTTGGACGCTGCATTCGGCAACGTCACCGTCCCTGAGGCGGAGACAACCAGGGGTCCAACAACAGCGCCATCGGCTACTCCAACCACACTTTGGCCGACCAACTGCGTCAACCCACTCACCGTAGTAACCGGTTGCCATATTGTCCACTCGAATGGTTGTGCGGGGTAGGGCACCCCGGTGTAGGGGTTGATGTCTTGAAAGGCGCGGGTGATAGTACAGGTGTAGGTGGAGGAGTTAATGACGTTAGTGATAACCGCTACGCCGCCACCAAAGCGAAAGACCCAGCCAGCGAGGAAGGAAGAGTTATCGGAAGTGGTGAAGGTCGCGCCAGGGCCAACTGCGCCGGTTGAAGCAGTGACGGTGGCATTATAGTCAACTAAGCCGCCGGGATTGACGTTGCTTGAGAGCGGTTGCGTTTGTAGGGCACAATCGACGGACCAGGAATCCTCGTAGCCGTAAGGGAAGTACCGATCCGCCATCCGCTCAACGTAAGAGACGGTAACGCCGTTGATCTGGCGTTGGACGATAACGTAGACCGCGTCCACTACTCCGCTTGCTACCGTCTCCACAACCGAGCAGACGGAGGTGAACTGCCCGTTGGTATCATGATGCGCCCAGCCGATTAGCTCTTGCTCCTTCACGTAAGTGAGCGAGAGCATAATCCCATCCTCGCGGATGACCCAAGCAGTTTTGAACGGTTCTTCCGACCAAGCCCAATCAAGAAGGAAATGACCGAAGAAGAGGTGATTGGAGAGGACCGTGATATCCGATCCGGTGAAGATGTTCGCGTAGATGTTGTAACTCGCTTCGCGGATATAACTCCCTTTGAAGGTGCCGAAGAGGAAGTTATCCGCGACCTTCAACGGAGCAAGATCGCTGGAGCCATTGAAGGCTTGCGCTGTCGCGGCTACATCAGACGGGGTGATTGGATTCGAGGTGGAGAGGCCCCCACCGCCGTTGAGTAGCCACGCGCCCTTTCCAGTCAGGGCGAGCAACCCCGTTGGGACGTTGAGGAGATTCTTGATATCGTTCAACTGATCCGAAATAATCGAACCGAATATCCCGTCATCCGACTCGATCGGATTGCTGGTATTGAAGTTAAAGAAGCTCCCTGGCTGCGACATATAGAAGGATTGCAACGCAGCGTTGGGACCGGCAAGGACGAGGCGCTCTTGGAAGAAATTCGGCACACGAGGGTTGCCAACTGGCGCTGCGGCTTGAGCGCCTGAGCCAGAGCCAGAGATTGGAGTGACTGTCGCAGTCGCTGTAGCAGCGCCAGAGGTGAAGGTCACTGCCGGAGCGGAGGTGTAACCGAAGCCGCCTTGGATCAGCGTAAGCGCGCTGATATCCCAAGTAAGATTGAAGGTTGGTGGAGTGACTAAGCTTCCGGAGCTAACCGCTAAAGCGGTAACCGGATTCGTTGGAACGCTTCCGGAGGTGGCTGATCCCGGATTGGCGATTGATACGCTAGTAATGGCAAAGGCACCGTTGATGGTTTCTATTGTTAGGATAATGCCCCCGGGTAGGGTTAAGGTAGAGCCTGTGGTGGTCGAGCGGCTTACCTGTCCACCATTGACAATCGCAACTGAGACAACGCCGAGAGAAGCGAAAGCGGTAGCGGTAAACCCACCTGCTGGCGCGGCTGCAATTTCAACGCCGGGGACGACGGTATAGTTATCATTCCCGGTCAACCTTAATCTGTTAACCATTCCCCCAACGATCGGGCTCGCGATAATCGGCGGGCATTGCGAGAAGTCTGGATTGATACCGGGATAAGCATCAATGAACTTCACCCCGGTTACGTTTCCAACAAAACCGAATTGGCTTCCTGTAGGTGGCGCCGCGCCAAAGTTGGGGGAGGTCTTGTAGACGTTGTAGCTAACCGCGCCAGGAGCAGCAGTCCAAGAGACAGAGTTCTGTCCTTGAGTGGAACCAATGTAGTTTATTGGGCCGAGAGTAGTTGTTGACGACGGAACGCTTTCTTGCCCATTGTTATCGACAGAGGTGACGAGATACCTATAGTACCAATGATCCGCGCTAAAGGAGGTCGCGGAGGTAACGTTAGTTGGTGCAGCGACGCTTGGACCGAAGTTGATCGCGGTTAGGGACCAATTATCTGGAGTGTCGATCGTGAGTATCTGCGGAGGGTAGCTCGGATGGCAGATGATGAGTGAGGTTACGTCTTGGACGAATTTGATTCCCGGGTTGCCGGTTTGCTGATTGGGAAAGAGGTCGCTGGTGATGTAGGGGGAGGCGATGGTATAAACCCGCTGAGCGGTGCCACCAGAGGTGTAGGTGCCGAAGAGAGTAGTGTCGATCGCGTTGCCGAAGAGATCGGTGAGGGTGAAGGTGTTGGTCGTGACGTTCTGGACGATGTAGTAATTGCCGTTCAGTTGCGTCATTCCGCCAACGCCAGAGATGAAGACCCAGTCGTTGTTGTTGTAGCCGTGAGCGTTGTCGGTGATAACGCCAGGGTTAGCGTTGGTCGCGCCGGATATCGTCGTTGCGACTTCAAGGATCGGCGCGCCGTTGGAATAGAAGCGAATGTAGTTCTGGCCAAACTCTAGAACGTAAGAGATGGTTGTAGAGGGTTGGAAGCCGACAAGCCGAGCGCCAGCGGAGAGGCATTGATTGACGAACATCGTCCCCTGGCGGGTGGAAGCACCACCGCCGGAGTAGTCAACGAAGAAGTTACGAAGCAGCGCAGCGCCAGCGTGATACTTCTGCACATCCACGCGCGAGCGGAGCTTCGGCGCCCATTCACCGGATGCAAAGGAGGTTTTGATTGTGGGCTGGGCTGACATCAGGCAAATTCGCCAAGTAGATTATGCCTTGCCGCCTGATAGGCTGCTACTGCCTCTTCTGGCGTATCGAATGACCCTAACTCATGCCTGATACCATCAACGTCTATTCTTGCCCGATATTTTGCCCCATGTACCTCGTAGCCTCTTGCCTCACTATGCGCTGCCGCAAGGTTCTGCGCATGAGTACAAAGACGTAAGTTGGAAATTCTATTATCCCATGGCTTGCCGTTTATGTGGTCGATTCGCTCTGGCATGTAGCCGTATATAAAATACCACGCTAATCTATGGCCCAGCCATCTCGTACCGAAAAGACCAATCTGCCAATAGCCTATCGTATTAACTCCACCAGCTAGCTGTCCGAGTTTACTAGGTCCTCGTGGATTATTATCCTTGATCCAATAGAAATCTCCAGTTTCAGATTCGTACCGAAGAAACTCCTTTGCTTTCAGTAAGGTGACCATAGAGCCCCCCAGTCAAAGCTCATATTTGGGCTATATTCCCAGTTCGGTCCCCCGTAATTCCCACGAATGCGAATGAAATCTGGGGTTACGTCATTGACGGTTATGCCCTCGTTGCCATCGGCCTTCCTCGCTTCCGAGATCATCGCGTTGGTAACGCCGATCAACTCATTCGACTTTGCCTTATCTCCCGAGAGTTGGAAGCAAATCCTCGCCGCAAGGATATGAATCCAAGCATCTTGGAAGAGCGGGTCCATCACATTCGGATCAGTGATCGAGGCGTTGTAGCAGAGGATCGCGCTCTCTTGGTTACAAAGGACCACTCGCTGCGGGGCGGGGGAAGATGACATTGTGAGATTGAAGGTCGCGCCAGTGCCATTGCTGACTTGGCCATTCGCGCCGATGGCATAGCCTTGCGCGACGGGATTGGTTGGGGGTTGGTAGTAACTTCCGGAGAGAGTTTGGGTAGTTCCGCCGGAAGGTGAGACATTCTCGTCGAAGACTTGGTTAATCAGCGCGATACCAGTGATTGCGCCGCCTCCGCCGATTCCAGTGACCTGAACTAGCGCTGGCGCACCGACGTTCATGGTGAAGGTCTGAGGGGAGAGTTGGTTCGTTAGCGGAGGATAGTTCTGGGTGAAGGTGAAGGTCGGCTGCGCGAGGGAGATGATGTCGCCGACGGCATAGCCGGTCCCAGCGGAGGCAACGGCCACGGCAGTAGCAGCGTAGAACTGATCCGTGCTGACTTTGAACTTCAACGCTGGGCCAGTCCAGCCAATTCCGGCCGCGCCGGTAGCGGTTCCTGACGGGTAGATCGGAGTTCCCCCCGCGAGCGCGGTGTACTGTGGCATGATAAACCGCGCTCGCAGGCAGTCAACGGGGTATTGGTATTCGTAGGCGTAGGGTGGAGCAGGTGTCCCCGGTTGCCACATAGGCGGGCCGCTGCCAGTATTCTCTGGCGTGGTTGGGATTGAGGTAATGTAGTTGAGATTCGCGAATCGAGTCACGCAATCCCACGGCGCCATTCGGTTTAGTTCGTTCCGGAGATTATAGATAATGAGGTTGACTTGGATTGCCTCGTTCGAGGTCTGATTCGCAAACTCCGTCGCGGTCATGTTCGTCCGCGTGCCCGCGAGTTGCAGAGCTCGATTGGCGATATCCAAGACAGCGGTCATTAGTGCTTACCTTGAGTCCCGCAGCAGCCGTGGTTGTCTCCGCCGAGGCCAGGGCCTTCACGCATTTGGCCGGTTGGGCCCTTCGGGGCGGAGTAAGGAAGGGACTTTGCCTCTGTCACGCCGCCGGAGGTAGCGCGGGGGGCTTGGGGTTTGTTGGTGTCGGGGCCGTATTCACTCAGAATCGGTCGGCTCATCTTTGCTCTCCTGATGTTTGACTTCACTAGCTAGCTTAGCGTGCTGGTCTAGCTCGGCTAGCGCAGCA